GAGTTCACGCAACAGGTCCTCGAAGACATGGGGACCTGGTGTTGCACGAGCACCATCCGCGATTTCAAAACCGTCGCGGAGCGGTTTGAACACGAGGGGCTATCGTTTCTCACGATAACCCTGCCGACCTATGCAAGAGACCTCGAAAAAGGCCTCGAGCAAGGATTCGTCGCTCACGACCAGTTCTCGGGCTTCGCCCGAGCTGGCGGTCTCCCCCGATTTCTCGGAGGTTTCCTTGAGCAAGTGTTCGACCGGCGATCTGGCCAGTTGCTCCCGTACCCGTCAATCGTGTGCATCCAAGCAATACGTCAGCTCTCGCTGATGTTTGCAAAGATGTCCCTGGAGTGCACTTCTGCACGCCGGAAATCCGCGATTGACAAGTACATGGAGTGTGAGAAGGATGTACGTGAAGCTGACGCGAATGTTCCACCACAAAGGTGGAATTCTTTTCTTCGCATCGGTCATCTGCTTTGGGGGAGTGTCTTTGACTCTGTCAACCAACTGGTTGCTGAGCCTGAGACAAGACTCCTCCCGAAGCACGGCCCTGGTGCCACAGCCGACCGACTCCGCGGAAACGCGAAGTGGGATCAGCGAGAGTGGACCGAGCGGTTGGAACGAGTGTTCCCTCATCAGGAACATCTTGGACCCAACTGGAGATCCGTCCCGGATCTCGCCGACGTGCAAATCCTTGAACCCGGCGCAGAACGACCCGTCAGGGTCATCACTGTGCCTAAGACGCTCAAGTCTCCCCGAATCATCGCAGTCGAGCCTACGTGCATGCAATACATGCAACAAGCTCTTCTGGGTGCACTCGGAGAAGCCGTCAGTGCAGATAACACTGCAAGACAGCTTGTCGGGTGGACGAGCCAGGTGCCTAATCAGCACCTTGCTCTCCAGGGCTCTCGAAATCAAGAGCTCGCCACACTGGATCTCAGTGAAGCCTCCGACCGAGTCTCGAATCAGCATGTACGAGGCCTGCTACGATTTCACCCCGACCTCGCGGCCGGAGTTGAAGCTAGCAGATCCCGGAAGGCTGATGTGCCTGGCTATGGCGTCAAACGCCTAGCCAAGTTCGCATCTATGGGTTCGGCTCTCTGCTTCCCCTTCGAAGCCATCGTCTTTACGACGCTGATCTTCGTTGCGATAGAAGAGAGTCTCAACCGGCAGATCACCAGGAGGGATGTTCAATCCTACCTGGGAAAGGTGCGTGTCTTTGGAGACGATATTATTGTCCCCAGAGACGATGTGCCAGCGGTTATCGAGGTTCTCGAAGATTTTGGTCTTCGAGTCAACTCGAACAAGAGCTTCTGGAATGGCAAATTCCGGGAGTCTTGTGGAAAGGACTACTACGACGGGGTCGATGTTTCTATCGTCCGCGTTCGTGAACTGCTCCCTTCCAACCGCAAGCACGTGACGGAGAT